CCGCAACCGTGGTTGAAATTTCTCCATAACACGAATCCAAGATAAACGCATAATAGTAGAATTGTATAAGCAATTAATTATAACCGTAAATGGATTACCAGACGGTTGAGAATGCGTCCACATATAAACATTATCGTCATAAATATGCACAGAATGCACCAGATGTGACCACAAGCCTAAACAAACGCGAATAGTTCGTTCTCCAACCGGGGTTTCAAAATCAATGAATTGAGAGAGCCATGTTACAAATATTTCCCAAAAGATTGCCCATAAAATCTGCGCAACCAGAGAACCGTCGAAGTTTCCAAAGTCACCAGCGATCACATGACTACCTTTCATTTTCATTCGTTTTGCTATTCTCTCCCAATCTTGAGAATAAACATTGGTTCCAACGGCAATTTCATTATCAATACGATTGTGCATTAACCACGCAGCGAAAGGAAGAAAATATTGTCGGAATGCAACAACAAAATGTTGTGGACCAGCAGAGAAAACGCGAGTTTTACCGACATCTACCTTAGCGATGTCACGACGTTCGTCTTTCAACGTGTCAACAAATACAACGTTAGAAATTCGACCTTTCGCACAATCCTCAATCAAACCTTCTACATCTCGCCGCAAAGCTAAAGCATTTGCACTAGTGAAATCAAAATTGTCGTTGGTGCCCATCCAATGTTGTTTGCCGGGTGCACTTCGTTTCATCTGAGCATAAGGAAAACCTGGTGAGGTAGTGCGGTTCACAGCACACATAAATTCATCATCTTGTGTACCACGAATAGCCTCCTCATAAGATAAAATACGTTGATATTTACTCTTATCCAAATTCTTGCTATATTGATTCAACATCACACGGCAAACATCCCGAGCCGCACTCAGAACTTCATCATCACCCAGCACGGCAGTATCAACACCACACTTTTTAAGTCCCGACAGTAAAGGATTATGTACCTTTCCATTCAGAATCGTGGGTTTCAATAGTGCTGGTTTCATTATAGGAGCAGATAATTTTCCATATATTTTAGAGTGAATAATGGACGAATTCACTGCTTGCCCGACTCTAATCGAAGATTTACCTAAAGCATAAAACTTACCTTCGGGTACGTCACTTTCTTCGAGAGGGTTGACACATTCAGGAATTTCATAATAAAACTGGGAAGAAATGTTCTTCTTATTGCGCTTAATCAATTCCAAACACGCGTCTTCAATACATTCTTGAGTCAGAGGACACGCATAACCGTGTTCTTCAGCGTCATTTCCAGCAATGTGCATACCAATTATTTTGCGCTCTAAATATTTGTTATACAAACCAACTAAAGAACCGCAATCACCTGTGCGTGTCGGAGCATTATATTCATAACAATCACGTTGTATGTATGATTCTTCGGGATATTCAAAACCATCCTCAGGGTGGAAAATCTCAATCTTCTTATCGCAAGGGCGCACAGCGTTCAACCAATTGTAAACACGGTATAGACCCATATTATTGACATGGAAGGTTGCCATAGCCCCACTAAAGATTCCTTTAAGCATACCTTGATCTGAAGTCTTAACGAAATGGCGAACCAAATCTCTATGTGGCGTGCACATTCTTGAGTGCAAGTTAACTAATACACAATCCCGGAAATCTCCATTCTTAAAAGGTATTTGTACACAATTCTCACTTAAGGTGAAATCATCCGTACCTGCGGTAAAGAAGTGAGATAGTGGTATCTGCATCAAATCCTCCGACATCTGTTGGGAAAAAGAAACTATGGTGCTTGGAGGTAATTTACGTGCAAACAGAGCTTGAAGGAAGTGATAGGGCATAATAAAAGACCAGCCTCGAACAAATGTGCAATTACCAAGTTGGTGCCGTTTATCACCGCGGAAATAGGACATTCTATAGGTGTTCTTCTGAAAAACATCAACCATAAGATTTTGTGCTGCATCGTCTGAACATCCCTGTGTGGCTGCAACAGCGGTAAGTTCCTCGACATCAGCTTCTACTCGTTTGACCTGAGCTTTGTTTGTTTTAGAATCTCCCGATTGTCCAACTTCAGCCCAGATTCCAACTTTCTTCTTACGGTCACGATCCAGGAAAAACTTTCCAAGCCATGAATCTTTAGCTGACCACTGAGCAAGTTCGCGTTTCTGATATTTATTCAAATCCTCATAGCTGAAATTATCAAATTCCTCGTCAGTCATAGTATTGAAGGCAGACATTCGATGCATTCCACATTCATCACACGAAATCTTAATTGTACCATCATCATCCCGATACCATTCACTCTCAACCACTGGTTTCACATTTTTCTGCGTTTTTGCGTCACCAGACCTTTCCATCTCTGCCCAAATTCCAATTTTCTTCTTTCGGTCACGATTAAGGAAAAATTTGCCGAGCCAAGAATCTTTGGTAGACCACTGAGCAAGTTCACGTTTTTGATATTTATTCAAATCCTCATAGCTGAAATTATCAAACTCTTCATCGGTCATAGTGTTGAAAGCAGAAGTTCGATGCATACCACACTCGTCACAAGATACCTTGATTGTGCCATCATCATCACGGTACCACTCGCTCTCGACTACAGGTCTCACAGTTTTCTGCGTTTTAGCATCACCTGATACACCTACTTCAACCAATTTGCGGGGTAAACGCACAGTTTTAGCATCGCCAGACGGGGCAACCTCAGGCGTAACCGATTCAAAAGTTTTCGAGAACCAGTGATACATAGCCATAGCAGATAGTGCTACACCAACCATTCCAAGAGCTGTAAGTATGGGGTGCTCAGAAATAACCTTCTTAATTTCTTCATACTTTCTCGCCAGATAAGTCTTACAATCACTCAAACAAATATCCATGCGATCTTTATATTTCTGCCAACGAGAAACTGGTTTCATTGTTGTCTTAAATTGGAAATATTGAGCAAACACATCAGGGTCTGAAGCATAATCGAACTCAATTTCTTCCAGAGTCTCGCCTTTAACCATACGCTTAGCAATATCGTCAATAAAATCAAAGCAATCTCCATATTCCGATTTTTCCTCAGGTTCGACTTGAGCTCGAATAGCATACTCTTCTAAAAATTTAAGCTTATCCATTGAAGATTGTTTTGCTTCTTTCCATTTGGCACACACCGTTGCCGCAAAGGTTTCATAATCAATGGGTGCACCAGACTCGATCCAGCCAGCGTCGCTTTTCTCATCTCGAACGATTTTTTGGAATTCGTACACGGAAAGATCGATGGCTTTTGTTTTGTCCAGTTTACTCTTGTCCAACTTTAAGTAAGTCATACCAGAATTTCCCTTTTCCGTCAAAATACCGTACTCCTTCTTAGGTTGAACCTTATAGGCCATATCACCCATCCGGTTAAAAAAAGCATCTGGAAAAGTAATAGATTCTAGTTTGACATTATAATCATTTGTTGTATACAAAAGCAATTCAGCAGCAGAAAATGTATTTTTATCGTGAAGAGCCGCCATGTGCAAATGTTGTGGGAATGTATTACAAGACCGGATAACTTCAAAAATTTCAGGGTTGGCTGCAGTTTTGTCGTCTTTCTTTTGAAAGGCGTCATCATAAATAACAATTTTCTGTCCTTTATATCCATCCCAAAATTCAGTTTCCACTTGACGACCATAAACTTGGTGATGGAAATCATCCT